ACGTAGGAAAGACAGCCCTCGCTGTCGCAAGTGATCAGAATTTGAGGACTCCGGGAGTGACTAAAGCAGTTGTGTATAGCGGATATATAGGCGCTGCTGGTGGAGTTGTATCTGAAGAGGTTGGCGACTTAATTAACGGCTCTTGTTCTGGGACTACGACAAAAACTTGTACGCTAAATACTGGCGCAATAAATAATGGGAATTGTACTTGCTCTGTTTCTGGCTCTTTTGGATCATGTAGGATTAGTTTAACTTCTTCAATTCTCTCTTTATTAACAGCAAATAGTGCTGGAACTGCAACAGATATAGCGGTTTACTATATTTGCCATGGAGTATCGCCATAATGAAAAAACTATTAGTAAAAGCTAAGATAATTGATACGCCTTATTCTGCACCTATTCTTGATGAGAATGGAAACATTATTCAAGAAGAGATTCTTGAAGTTTCTCATGAGGAAATCATTGCTCAGACTCAAGGCTCTGACGAAGAACTTGCTCAGTGGTTAGCTGGTGACTCTTTTAAATATCCTGAAGGCTTCATTACTGAGTACATCGACATTAGCGCAGAAGTAGCCTTTAACCATGCTGTTCAAGCTGCACAAGCCGAGATTGCTAAAGGTATGAAAGGCTTAGCAGTATTTAAGGTGAAAGTTAAAGAGAAGGGGCTTACTACTTCTCAAATTGCTCAGATTTTTCAAGATCCTGCAATTCAAAAGATCATTGCTACACTTAGCACAGGGTCACTACCTTTAGCGGCTTTATTGATTGCAGCGTATCAGGCTGATGGTATTATTGTAACTGAAGAAGACAAAGCAGCGGTTTTAGCTGCTATTGCATAGGGGTTTTATGCTTCAACTAGCTATCTTGTTTAGAGCCATGCAATTATTTTCTCACTCAGCGCATAATCTATGCAAGGGCAAGACATTCCATTCGGATCACGATTTTTTTGGTGATGCTTATGGGAAGTTTGAAGGCTATTATGACGCAATTATTGAGCGCCTAATTGGGTTTGGTTACGAGTCACATTTAGACCTAGCTAGCATTTCATTAGAACTTTCTAAGAAGCTAGTTGGTGCCCCTTCTGTTAACGTACAAGATAATAATGAGTTCTATGCCTACCTACTAGGTCAATGCGAAGAAGCCGCATCACTATGCGGAGAGTTTTGCAAGTCTGGTGAGTTAACCGAAGGAACAAAGCAGCTTTTAGGTGGTATAGCGGACGAATTAGAGATGCTAAAGTATAAAATATCAAGAAGGCTTAAATGAAAAAGTTTATTGATCTTGTACCTAGTTTAATTAAGTCAGATATTGGTCTTATAGTGTTTTGGGTTGGTATTGGTTGGACGGCTTACTCAAGTATCAATCTAATCGTTAAGGCAGAAAGCAAAGAAATAAAAAGAGAAGTAAAAGAAATCAGAGGTATAGATAATAGGCATTTTGACAAAAGGTTTGATAGAATAGAAAAAAGATTCGACCAATTAGAGCAATTAATTAAGGATATAAAATGAAATTCGCAAACGTAAAAGTAGTTTCCGCAGCTAATATGGCTTCAAGCTTTAACTCTCAGCCTATCTTGTTAGATCAGATCTATGGCTTCAGTTTTCAGGCCATAACTACAGGTTCACCAAACGGTACTTTCAAGCTTCAATGCTCAAATGATAACGTGCAGCTAGAATCTCAGGTATCTAATTGGACAGACATTGCCGGAACTGCTTAAGCAATAACTGCACCAGGTAGCGTTCTTTATAATGTTAATTATGCTTTTTATATGTGGGTTAGAATAGTCTATACGGCTGCATCTGGCTCTGGGTCTTGTGATGTTACTTATGCCTCTAAAGGGGTTTAATGTATGTCAGACATTTATATCGACATTCCTCCTACGGGCGGTGGTGGTGGAGCGGTTGACTCAGTAAATGGTTACACCGGGATTGTTGTTTTAATTAAATCTGATATTGGGCTTTCTAACGTTGATAACACCTCAGATTTAAACAAACCGGTGAGTTATGCTCAAAATATAAACTCAATCGTAAATGCCCTAATATTTGGATGAACAATGACAAAAAAAATATTAAATCAAAATTATTATGTTTTTGATCCAGGTAACAATAGAATTGATTTTACTAATTTTCCACAATTCGAGTTTCAAAAGTTATACGCTGTCATAGACATAACTCAGGGAGAATTGATTTACACAACCGCCGGGCACAATTCAAACTTAAATGGTTCTTATTCAGTCCCATATTTAAACTTAGTTAAAGATGTTACAGGCTTTTCTTCTTCAGATGAGCTTCAAATAATTTACGAAATTTCCTCTCAGCCTATTTCTGACTCAGAAGAAAATCCAATTCTTTCTACGCTTGATCTTGCTTCAGAAAAATTTGGGTTAGATGTTAATTTACTTAATTCATCTTTTGGTGGTCAGATTGGTAAGACGATGCCTTACCCTTTTGCAGATTCGGCTATTGCCGTAGCTATTAACAATGGTGGTATGTTACAATCGCCAGCGATTGATGAAGTATCGAATCAGTTAATTGTCGATGTTACTAAGAATGGGGCAGTGCCTGTATCTATTTCTGGTGGTGTGCCGGTAACTCAAAACACATATCCATGGCTATCTGCTCCATGCAATTCTGGTGGTATCATTGCCGCTTTTGATGCTGGTGCATCGGATTCGACTACTCTCAGAGTGGTTATGGCAAGTGGCTCTGTTTTGCAGTCATTAACAGGAAACCAAGTTTCTTATGACGTTAGTTTAACAACGGTTACAACATCAGCAACTAGCAGTAGTTTCAATTCTTTAAACTATCGAGCACAAAGCTTCCAGTTAAAAGTTGGAACAGTTACGGGCACAAACCCGACATTGGATTATTCAATTGAAGAATCATTCGACGGGACTCTTTGGTTTAAGACCTATGACTTCCCGCGAATCACAAGCTCAAACGAAGTCCACCGCTCTCCGATGATTAAATTTATTGGTCAATACCACAGATATGTAAGAACAGTTTCAGGCACTCTGCCAAGTTTTGGATCGGTTCAAATAGTAAGAATAAACAATTCTTTAGAGGGTGATTATTTCAGAAATTTTATTGACAGAACACTCGCACCAAATACGGCAAGCTCTGCCACTCCAAGTTATTTTGCTGAAGGGTGTCGCTCATTCAATTTAATAGTGACAATGAATGGCGGTGGGTCTGTTATGCCGACTATAACACTTCAAGGGTCAGAGGATTCAGTGAATTGGTTTGCAATAAGTACAGGTTTACTAGGTGTTATTAGTAGCTCTGTTTCTATTGCCTCTACTGTAGGGCTGTCTTGCAGGTATGTAAGGGCTATTGTTACAGGTGCCGGGACAGGTTCGGTTTTAAATAACATAGTAATTAAGGGAAGAGAGTAATGTTTACTATATTTAAAAAATCAGGCGATGAATGGGAGTTTCTTTTATCCGTTGAAACTTTTGAGGAAGCTTTATTTATAGCAAATATTGACAGCGAAATTGTTCACAGAATAGAAAGAAAAGATGGCGCAAACTCTGAGATATTGGAGAACTAATGGCAACTTGGACAGATCAAATTTATGGAAGAGTAGAAAGCAAAAGGGATAACTTTGTCACAAACGGATACGATGAGGCAAAAAATACTTTTATAAATAGAGGCGTGGGAGATTGCGCTTTTAGAGATATTGCATGGGACTCAGCCGCAACACAATTTACAATTATTGAGACTGGTCAACAGCATAGCACTTGGTCACCAGATCAAAAGCTAAAATATTTTCCACAACTTTTGCAGTTAATCGTAATTGGCTCTGAACAAGTTCTTTACCCATAAGGAAATTTTATGCCAGCACCAGTCATACCAGAAAATAAATATTCAATAATTGCTGATAATCATTCTACAATATATTGGCAAAGGCTCAACGCTGTAAACCAAGCATACGTGGCTCTAAATAATTACAACCCTCTTGGATCGGGATCAATGCCAACACCCATCGAGTGGAGAATACCTAACACAAGCTACATCATGAAGTATGATCCTGGTTTTGCAGCAGAGCTATTGCTGAATAACACAGGGTGGGCTTCTTTAAACACAGTAGAGAGAAGAGCTATGTTTCAAAATCTTGAGAAATTTTTTAAATACTGTCTTGAACAATACGATCAATATTACAATCTATAGACGACAATAATAGTCTGTTGACTAATATTAATTATTAACATCTATAGAAACGTCTGTTAAACTTGCAGGTGAAGTCGTAGACTTATTAATATTAAGGAGAGCGCTATGTCTAATATAGGGAAAACCCCAAACTTTACTAAGGTCAAATTGGGAGAAGGATCTCCTGCAAGCCCCGAGATTGAGATGGATATCGGAGCGGTAAACTCTCCTAAGATTAAATATAATAATACGCTAGGTAATTTTCAGTACTCCAATGACGGTACGACATTCAATGACATTAAGCCTGCGACTGATGAAGTCGTTACAATTACAGCAAACGCGCTGAATAAAACATTAAAGCAAGCTATCCTCGATGGGGACATCGGAGCTTCGGTAGCAGTTAAAACAACGCATCCATTTCTAATAAACCAATCAACGGCCGTCACATTAAAAACTTTAAATGATGTTCCAGGCGCCGACATCTCCTACAGTGTGGTAAAGAAATGGGCATATTCTGAAGCGCCTAATAATGAAACATCAGGTTTTGCTACAACTTCAAATACATCAAACCCTAAATTTAACGGAGCTAATCTTGCCGTAGCATATCAAGCTGATGGTAAGATTTTATTTGGCGGTACGTTTACATCTTATGCGTCCAATTCCGGCTTTGATAGATTAGTTCGCATAAACGCAGACGGGACACTTGATACTGCATTTTGTAGTAATGCTGTTAGCTTGTCTAAATTCAACAACAACGTAAACGTAATTAAAGTGCAGACCGATGGTAAGATCTTAGTGGGTGGTCAATTCACTGACTATGGTGGATTCGTAGGTCGTTCATATCTAGTTCGACTTAACTCGGATGGAACACTCGATACTTCATTTAACTTTAATGCGGCAGACGGAGGTAAGTTTAACTCTATCATATTTGGTATTCAAGTCCTGGCCAGCGGATCTATCCTCGTCGGCGGTACATTTACAAACTATGGTGGAACAACAGGAAGATCTCGCGTAATTAAATTAAACTCCGATGGTACACTAGATGCTGCATTTAACGCTAATGCGGTAGATAGTGCAAAGTTTAGCGGTACTGTATACACATTTGCAGAACAATCTGATGGTAAGATTTTAGTAGGCGGTAACTTTACACTCTATCCTGGGGCTACGCTTCGGCAGTATTGTATAAGACTTAATGCCGATGGAACAACAGATACAAGTTTTTGTACTAACGCTGTAGATAACGGAAAGTTTGGCGGTATTGTATACGCAATTACAGTACAAACAGACGGAAAAATATTAGTTGGTGGAGCTTTTAATGATTACGCAACTACGACAGGGCGAAGTAAATTAGTACGTCTTAACTCTGACGGAACAGTTGACACAGCATTTTGTGTCAATGCTTCCGATTTGTCTTTATTTTCAAATACAGTTTTTAAAATATTGGTTAGATCTAATGGAGATGTTTTAGTTGGTGGATTATTCACAAGCTATGTAGTTTCTGGAAGAAGTTATTTTGCTGCACTCACTAGCGCAGGCTTAAATATAACAACAGGTATTGGATTCATGAGTCTTAACTCTCAATTGAGTGGGCAGATATCTGATATGGCATTAAACGCAGCAGGAAATGATATTGCAATTGCAGGAGCATTTACCGATTGGAGTGGGTTTTGGACTGCGAGTTATGGTCTTGTGTTTGATGTTTCTGGATTTTTAGAATGGAGTATAGTCAACAATCTTGCCAGAACAAATAGTTATAAATTTAACGGCAGTATACCTATTCGAGGTATAGTCGTGCAGACTGATGGAAAAGTATTGATTGGCGGTGGGTTTAGCCATTATGCCGGAGTTGCTTTTAGAAATTCATTGATTAGAACAAACGCGGATGGAACACTTGATACAGCATTTTGTAATAATGTGGCAGGAGCTTTAATTGCAGGTGTTGGAACAGTATACCATATTGCACTTCAAACTGATGGTAAAATTCTTGTATGCGGAGATTTTTCAAACTACGGAGGAACTACAGGGCGAAATAGATTTGTACGTCTTAATTCTGATGGAACAGTAGATACAGCTTTCTGCGCTAATGCTACAGACGGATCTAAATTTAACGCAATTGTCTACAATGCTGTAGTTCAGTCGGATGGTAAAATATTAGTGGGCGGTACGTTTACAGCTTATGGCGGTACGGCTGGAAGACAATACCTAATTCGATTAAATTCTGACGGTACACCAGATGCGACATTTAATACGGCGGTAACTGATACTTCTAAATTCTCAGGGCCAGTATACGCTATAATGGTTTATAGTGTTGACGGAAGTATATTTTTAGGTGGAAGTTTTACCGCCTATGGCGCTGTTACAGGACGATCTAATCTTATTAAATTTTCAAGTGCAGGTGTGGTGGATGCAGCCTTTTGTATTGCAGCCGTCGATGGTGCTACACCAAAATTTAGCGCAAGTGTAAACAGTATTATACAAACAGTAGACAATAAAATATTAGTCGGTGGATCGTTTACTGCTTATGGTGCTACGGCCGGAAGACAGTACCTTTTAAAACTAGATGCAGCCGGAGCGCTCGATACTGCATTTAATACTAATGCCGTCGATAGTAGTAAAGTTACGGGATCGATTGGAGTCCACTGTATTGCTACGCAATCGGATGGAAAAATTATTTTTGGATTTGCAAGTCCAGGGGCAACTTCTACAGATTATAAAATAAGACGATTAAATGCTGATGGAACGACAGACGCTTTATTTACTAGCTCGCATTTTACAATTACCAATGGATCAGTATACAAAGTTTATACTTCGGGTAACTCAGTATACATAGGACATCAACCTGCCACAGTAGGAAACCCAAACAATACATATATGTATGATACAACATACTATTATACAAACTTTACAAAGATGTACCAGTACCTTACTAAATCAGCTAAGGGAACTATCCAAGCACTATTCAGTACGGGAGCAGCAGGTGTATCTACTTCGACATCGGCAGTTACAAATACGTCAGGATATGATCCAGATGTTACACTATCGGTAACAGCCGCTCGACAAATTAGATATACATCTCTTAATACTCCTGCCGGAGATTCTGTAAACCAAATTAAATTGGTAGTGACGGAACTATGAAACTTATATTGGAATTCATACCGCCCCTTATTAAATCAATTATAGGAACAGTGGCGTTTCTAATTGGTATTGGGTGGGCGGCTTTTCTTTCAGTCAATGCTGTAGTCAAAGCAGAAGGTAGAGAGATACGTGAAGAAGTTAAACAGATCCGTAACATCGATATGGAGCATCTTAACAAGCGATTCGATAGACTAGAAATGCTGATTAAAGAGAGCAACTAATTCGAGGTATTGTGAAACCTAAAGTTTGTATGGCCAAAAAAGATCAGATAGATTATTGGACGCAGCAATACCTACAGGCAAAGGCTGACGGAAATACTAACCTTATGAAGATATGCGAATCCGTAATAAAAAAACTTGGTGGTAAAATTCCTAAGCTATAGATACAATTTATTTGAATACAAACCAAGGATCGGTTTTGGCCAGGAATAACAGAGTACTTGTAATATCAGATCTTCACGCGCCATACTACCACAAGGATACAGTACCTTTCCTTAAAGCAATTAAAGAACTATTCAACCCCGACAAAATTATTCTAACTGGTGATGAGATCGACGGGCATTGTATATCCTTCCACGATTCAGATCCAGATCTACCTTTCAGCCCATCAAGCGAATTAGAAAAAGCAATTGAGCATCTGCAACCCATATATGAACTATTCCCCAAAGCGGATATATTGGAGAGCAACCATGGATCACTCGTCTATCGTCGTGGTAAGCATGGAGGATTACCCCGAAGTGTGTTCAAAGATTATCGAGAAATACTTGGAGCGCCTAGGGGATGGAATTGGCATAGTGAACTTACGATCAAACTATCTGATGGGAGAGACTGTTATTTTCATCATGGAAAATCCTCAAACGGATTACGACTAGGACAATCCATGGCGATGAACGTAGTACAAGGACATCATCACTCAGTCTTTGATATCCAATACCATGCCAATCCTAAAGATATATTCTGGTCTATGATAGTCGGGTGTCTTATTGATGATAAGTCCCGAGCTTTCGCGTACAATAAACTACAGATGAAGCGTCCGATTATCGGATGTGGGATCATCCTCGACGGGCAACCAAAACTTCTCCCTATGATTTTAAATAAGGATGGAGACTGGACTAGGAATGTTGTATGAAGAAGAAAAAATTTCCAGCGCATATTAAAATCTTGGGCCGTAAGATAAAGATTAAGCAGGGCATAGGTTTAGTATATAAAGAGCAGCCATGCCTAGGCCTGTGCGACTACGACAATAAGATTATTTATCTTGAGAAAGACCAATCAGAACAATCAAAAGTAGAAACTTTAGTTCATGAAGCTACTCATTTTTTCCTAGAGCTTACAGGAATTTCCCAGAAACTCGACGAGGATTCCAACGAAATGTACTGTCAATTAATAACGGCTATGTTCGTGGATTTAAAAGAGGATTTATGAAAGCAGCAGTAATTATTTTTCTGTTACTATTTTTCTTCTCAGCTAAATCTTGGGATAATGATATCCAGGAATTTAATCCATGCTACGGGGAGCATTATTCCTGGAGTGCAACACCAATCAATCCTTACGAAAATACCATAATAATTATAGATCCGTATCAAGATACTCCCGAGTGAAAGCTCAGGTCATCTATTTAAATAGGTGGTTAAATTGTCCCGACGAGATACTGCGATCTAATTATTTAATGCAACAAAAGATATCTGAAGGGCGTATTAATTTTTGGTATCAAATGAATGAACTTAAAATAAATAACTACCAAGCACAACTATGCTACGATAGGTGGGTTCATAGCAATAGGGATAGGATACATATAGTGATAGACGAAAGCACACAACAGGTGCGAAACTTTACAAACTAAAGAGCAATAACGCTCGGGGACAGGAGAATAAAATGTCAGGAATTAAAGAAACAAAAGAACTATTTAAAGGCCTAGGTCTTGTAGTTAAGACAGCAAAGAAAGTAGCAGAAGATAAGAAGGTAGACTTCTCTGATCTGGTTCACGTAGTTGAGCTTGCAAAGAATTCATCAGTAATTATCGAAGCTATTAAAGACGTAGAGCAAATTCCAGAAGAGATTAAAGATCTTAGCAAAGAAGAATTGGTTGAACTTATCGCTCTCGTATACGCGGAAGTAATCTAATGCCTACCGCTATCCTTGAATTGATTGCCATCGGAGCCAAGATCTTTTCAGACGAACGACAAGAGTACTTTAAGTCGAGAAGCAAAAAGTTAATGGAGAAGATACAGTCCGTCGAGGATAGCGATTTCTATCATAAAGATATGGAGGCTAAGGGTATGGCAGAAAGGCAGTTAATGCTAGATACTGAAGCGCTTAGAAAAGAATATATCATCGAGGCGACAAAATGAAATTTACTTTAGGATTGTTGATTGGTCTTCTTGTTGGGTGCGCGTCCGTAGTATCGGGACAATTACGCTTCCAAGATAGAGAACTACTAATCCATCCTGATAAGGCGGCCTTGAGCTATCCGTACCAGAAAACTGTGTGCGTGCAACGAGCCGGTATAGGCCGCCTCTTTGGTAAAAAATGTGAGTCTGTTCAAACATTTGACAACTACGATATGACCGATGCTACTGTGCGTAAATCAATTATAGATGCAGGATTCACCTGTACTTCTCCTATGAGATTTAAATATTAATAAATTAAGTATCCAGTAAGTTGCAAGATTAGTCACATATTGGTTAAAGGTAAATACTATGGGATCTAAATTAGAAGAGATGTTAATAAGACATGAAGGATTAAAGCTTAAACCGTATAGATGTACGGCAGGTAAGATCACTATAGGCGTGGGAAGAAACATCCAGGACAACGGCATTACGGAAGCTGAAGCCAAGATGATGTTACGCTATGACATCGAGGTGGCAAGGATACCTTTACTAAAATTTAAATGGTTTATAAATTTAAACGATGCCAGAAAAGATGCCATAATTAATATGGTATTCAATCTAGGATTAACTAAGTTTCTAAAGTTTAAAGATACCATTAAGTTCCTGGAATCAGAAAACTATACTCAAGCCGCCAAAGAAATGCGAGACTCGGAGTGGGCAAAGCAGGTAGGCCTTCGAGCTATCGAGCTTGCTAAAATAATAGAGATTGGAAAATACCTTTAATAATAAATTTATTGTTGTATAATAAACTTATAGTTGATAAGGTTTATTTGGTGGTTATAGTCGCATCAAAAAGTCTCATCCCCTCAATGACGATTCTTCCGAAAGACTATAACTGCCCCTTAAATAAGTTCATCCAATCCACAAAATACATTCCTCTTAGCCTGCCAAAAACTAATACCTAGGGAAGAGTCGCGTGACTGTTCATATCCTAGACGTATCATGGCGCTCTCAATGCGAGATAATATACCTGTAGTTAAACCTCTAGTTACCATGCCAGATGCTTCGAGTCTTCTGTATACATCCGTCGATGTCCAACTATTACCGAGTGATGGTATCATCTCGCGTATAGGCGACATCAAAGGTTCGTCCATTACTCTTGATTCAACAATGGCGTCTAGCATTTTAGCAGGTACAGTCCAGTATGGTATTCCTTCCAGATACAAAGCTTTACCTTCGGCAAATAGTTGATCTCTATCTGAAATGATCGCTGCCATTTTAATAGCTTTAATATTTCTCGGGATCTTTATAGGCCAGAATCTTCTTACTCCCATAGCTGCTGATAGATACTTATCTGAATTCGTAGTGCCTACAAATACAAAGCCCCTTAAATTCTTCATAGCTTTCTTAGCAAAGAGCGCTCTGATATGGTCAAAAGGTTTGGCTAGAAATGCCTTAACTTTTTCAGCCGGTTCATTTACTAGCCCCATTAATTCTGGAAGTTCGACGATGACTGACTGGTGCATCTTGCGTAGTTCGTCCAAATTATCTAGTGCATCCTTTCTCGATGGCGCAAAGGTATACTCTCCTCCAATGGCTTCAACTAATGATGACTTCATGATACCTTCATGCCCTTCTAAAACAACCATGGAATCAAATTTACATCCTGGTCTTAATCCTCTAGCGGCCAGGGATACCCAAAAGTTTTTACTGACTAGTCGAGTATACTCCGAGTCTTCAGAGCCTACATATTCTGGAAAGAATTTTTCTATTCTTTTGACCCCATCCCAAACCAAACTGTTTAGATATTCTTTATGCGGATCTTTTTGTCTTGATGCCATGAGGATGTCCAGGCCAGCAGATACCGCAGCCTTTCTAAATTTTTCAAGTCCTAATCCGTACGCAGGAGATTGAATAATAGGCATAAACATATTAACTAATTCGGAGTCTGAATGTGACCTACCTTTATAGATATAAAGATCTGTACGGATGTCATGATATAAAGTCTTATCATCAAAGATAGCGCCAAGTAATGCGGCCGCGTTAGACTCTGATACTTCTACTTTAATGCTGCCGTCTTTATTGAATCCCATTTGTATTTTAGATCGATCAAATATTTCTTGGGTAGTCCAAGGCGTATCTACCGCAGGAGCGCCTTCTCGAATAGCTACCTGTCGAAGAATAGCTAGAATAGTTCCTGGCCCGATTGGCCCTTGCTTGTTGGCTCTGGCCACCATGTCTCTAGCAAGTTCCTCATCTCCAGGGCTATAGTTCCTATTCATTGTCCAACGCTCAACCAATTCATCTAACAATATAGGATCATCAATGCCTGCCTTCAATGCAAACAATCCATCTCTCCATTCAGATCTGCTCAATGAACCATTTGTTTGAAGCCATTCTATTTTATTTTTTAACTCATGGATCTGCGCTTCAGAAAAAGGTCTGTGCAATTCTAAAGCAGGAGAGGCAGCGTCGAATGTCTTGGCTGTCTTACCCTTAGTTAATGTACTTATGTACGCCATCAGGCTCGGCGGCGCGGTCTGAATTTTTCCCAGATTACCATAATAAACATCATAGCCTGTTGTAGGTGGTGCGCCTACCCATCCATTCCATTTGATGTCTACTCCTGCTGCAAGTTCAGCCGGTGGAGAAAACGTATCTGGATTAACTGATTCGGGTAGGCTGTAGTAAAAATGAAATCCCCCAGTAGGAGTGCGAACAGTATAGGTTTCTGGTATGCCGTATTCTTGGACAAAGTTAGACCAGAATTCGCGTCCATCTTTTTTATGTGTTGGGCCTGCGACATCCACATCAACAACAATTAATTTGTTTTGTCGGCATGGTATACCTATGGCCGGAGAATTTCTTTCAACTAATTCCCTATAACTAAAGGTAGTAACTTTATTACCTTCGTAGTCGTGAGAGACTTTAGTTCCTTGCATGAATCGAATAGCTTTTAAATCTTGCACAAGTGTCACCTTTGCTTATGGTTAAATTAAATCTTCAAGTAGCGCACTAACATCATGGGTTAATGGTTGAATCCTGACGTTCTCTATGGCCAACGCTGCCGGATGAATGTCGAAGGTTCTAAAAGGAAGCTCAAGGCCGTAAGCTATTTCTAAAAGGGTGACAAACTTTTCAAACGGCAATACGGCCATGGCTTCCATCCTGTTTCCCTTGGTTACAAGGACAGGAATATCATTATCGTTTTTAGTTCTGATTTCATTTATAGTTCCAATAGAGCAATAGTTCTGGTGGTTCTTGCATTGGATCTTGATACGATCTGTTCCTTCAATATCCACGCCCACCACTTTCGATGCCTGGTATTCTAATAGCCTTTCAGCCTCAGGAAATATATGCCCTAAAGCATTGGCAATTTCTCTTTCAAATTGTTTTCCTTTCTTGGCGCCATTAATTTTCTTCTTCGGTTTAGATGATGCTGTCGAGTCCATCGATTGTTTCTTGCTCATATTTCCCCTCTATGTCTTCAATGATATTGTTAATGTCTATCTTAAGTATTCTACTCATCCAAAGTATATGATGTAGTGAACAGGTATTCCCATCCTCTATCCATCTAACTGTTTTGTTTTGTTCCCCTGATTTCTTAGCAAGCTCCTGCACACTCATGTTCCTACGCTTACGCGCAGTAGTCAAATACTTGCCGACCATTGCATAGAATTTTTCTTGCTGTTCCTTAATCATTTTAAGTACCTCACTCCACATTTTAAATCTGCGTCTATCTTCATGCCGCACCATGACGGATTGATACACATCAGACGTTTAAACTCAGACTCTCTACCTTCTTTTGTTTGCGCCCATATCTCATCGTGAACCACGTTTAAAACATCGAAGCCTGCATTTTCTAATCTCCACATGGCAGGCACTAAGATATCCCTGGCGGTGGCAGAAGTGATATGCTCCGTAAGTAATCCCCCGTAGATTTTTGTACGCCCTAGAAATCCTCCCTCATCGGTTAGATAAGTTAATACTTCTCGGGATCTATCTTCTGTCTGCTCCAATTCTATCGAAGCATTGTGATAGAATAAATACGAACCTGATGGAAGTCTAATCTGTACTCCCTTGTACGGATGTTGCATCGGCATTACGTGAACCTTACCATCGCAAAGCTTAGAAGCCTCACCATGAATTGCGCGTCTGAAAGCCCATTCAGTTTCTCTCCAAAAGTCTGCGATCTTTTTATTCTTACGGCGATAGGTATTAACTACCTGTCTGGACATCTCATCGCTAAGAATGATGCCGGTCTTCTTTAATGTATCTGCCTTAAACTTTTCCCATCCCATTCCATATCCGCATCCTAAGTTTGCAGACTTTCCTACAGTACGTTCTTCAGAATCTTTGCCAATACTTTCTACAGGTAAACTATAAATCTCTGCTGCCATCTCTTCATACCATTTCTTAGGTATGTCTCCCATTCCTAATAGCCAATATAAAACAGAAGGTTCTACTCTTGAAAAGTCTCCGCAATAAAACATCTGCCCTTCATCAGGTATCCACATACGCCGAAGTAGGTTTTTAACAAATCCCAAAGGATCTTTTAATCTAGGACGTAACTCTTTAACCTTCGCTGTCAGGTCGTGGGTATTCATATCAAAGTCAAATGAATCTGCTTTCTTGTCATCGGTTCTGGGAAAGTTTTGTATTTGTATTCCTCTTCCTGCCCATCGTTTTGTATGTGCATAATGATAACTTAGTATCCCGTATATTCTTCCAGAATACTTTTGTGTCATCGCACATTTTACTTTGGCCAATGAAGTGGAGCCTGCAAGATCTTTAATCTCAAGTGCGCGACGTACATCAGGGTGAACTTGAACATTCGATGCCAACATATCTCGTACTGTATCTGCCTGCATGTTTTCAATCCAAGGGTAATATTCCTTGAAGAAATCTTTACACTTAGGAGAATTTATTTTTACTTTATAACCTACAAGGTGATCGAATTCTGCTACTAGCTTAGGCATAGTTTCATTTATTATCGAATCCATTTCATTCACTAGGCTCTCATCCAATCGAAGCCCTCTTAAATTCCTACGCATAGTCCATTCCCACGCCCATCTTTCTGGAGCCGGTAATGGTGGGAGCATGTAGTATACATCTCTTAAAATTCTGGTATCCATTATTCCGTAATGCTCAAACTGATTCCATTCCTCATCTGATAAATTAACAAACTCGTCTTTAGAATTTGGCTTACATTGCTTAAGCATAATTCTTCTGCCGTCTTTATCTTTAGAGAATGGTAGTCCCATCATGCGAGCGGTAGCGTCGAGTGTTCCTCCTGTTCTGAAATGGCAGGCAATTGCGTAGGTATCTTCTAGGTTTTCAATACCTGGACGTTTAAGCCCAGGTATAACTTTGTTAAAAACAAATGACCATATCACATAATCAAATCCAAT